CTCGCAAGCCCACCTGTTTCAATTGCAGTAGCAGCCGGGGCTAAGAATCTTGCCGCTGCGGGCACTAAACCTGCTCCATATCTTAGTCCGGCTGCCACGCCATAAGGAGACGCCACCCCCAAAGCAAATTGGCCGAGAGTGGCGGGCCATTGTGGAGTGGTCGCACGTTGCTGGCGAACGTATGCTTTTCTTTCTTCCGGGGTCAACTTCTCCTTGAATGATTGGAAGTCAAACCTTTCTTTCGGCATTCCTTCTGAAGTTTTTGCAGGCTCATCCCATTTAACCGCAGAAAGATCAATGGATGGCTCGGCGTCCCACTGGACTTTTGACAAATCAATCGACATATCCGGAACTCCCATCGCTGTATTGCGCAACTTTTCTTCCGTTTAATGTGCCAGTCCTGACAATTGTTCTGCCTGCGGCAGCGGGCGCCGGGCTTGTTGGCTTTTCAGGAGCATTATCAGCAGCAAGATCAGGGTAAGTTTCCTCAAACTTCGCGCGGCTTCTATCTTTTAGACCCTTCATTGCTTCTTGAACCAACTTTAGCTGATTCGGAAAGTCTTTACTTCTTGGGTCAAGGGCTGCAACGGCATCAGATACAAACTTCCATTCTTGCACCGCCATGTTGCCAAGTTTGCCAGATTGGGAGGCAAGATCACGGCCAAGAGTTTTGACCTTTCCTTTAATGCCTTCCAGAATATTCTCAGCGGCTCCAGCTTCACTAGCTGGCAAAGATGGGATCATCCCTGTATAACCTGTAATTCCTTTAAGGCCAGGATGCTTTAGCAACCTCTCAATTTCAGAGGTCATTGTTTTTTCGCTTGCATCTATTGCGGATACAACTTGTCTATCTTTTGCGACGCTTTCCCTTGCTTTAATTTGCTGCGATTCTGTTAACGGCTTGGCAGCAGACTTGTTTTCAGCAGCAGTAGCTCTAAGTTCTAAATCTTTGCTTTGTGCTGGTGTCATCGGACGATCCGCAGGGCTAGTGCCTGGAATTATTCTTGTAGCTCCGCTTCTTGGGTCGTACTGAAGAACCCCCCCGGCCGTGTTTATCACTTGCGTTCCAAATTGTTTTTGGGCGGCTTCAATACCTGATGCGTTTTCAAATTTCCATTGGTTGAACTGAGCTTCAGGATCTGGCCCAGTTGCAATCTTCAGCAACTTTTGTTGTGCGCTTTCAGGGCTTGCGCCTTTGCTGCGCAAGAATTCTCCGATCACAGGATCGGCGTAAATGCTATCAATGTATTTTTTTGCATCTGCAAAACTGTTGACTTGCGCTAATGCAGAAGCTGAATTCTGAAATGCAGATTTTATTAACTCTTGTTGATTTTTTGCTTGCGTTGTCCGACCTTGTTCAATGGCTTCAAGACCTTTGACGTACTCAATCCCGGGCTTGCCAGCAGACAAAAGTTTTGATCTGCCTGCTGGTGTGCTGACATCAGCACCAGACAACATGTTTCTGAAATCTTCCTGCTCCTGCAAGCCGCGCTGATACTCCTGCATCTGCATCTTGGCAAGTTCATTGGCTCGTTGCCCGCTCTCAAGCTGTTGGAACTTGGCAAGGCGATTCAGAGGGGACTCAAGTTGTGTGGTGGGCTGGAAGCCCATTGCAATTCTTGGATCGATTGGCATGGCTCAATATCCTCCCATTTGGCCGAAGATTGGGTTGTAGCCTCCTCCGCCAATGTCGCGATCATCAGGAAGGTATGACACGGAGCTTCCTACTCTAGGCCTCATCCTATTCAAGGACTGCTGATCCCCATACATGTTCAAGCCTTGGTTAAGGGCACCAGTCAAAGCATTGGCACCGCCCATGTAGCCAGAAGCCCTTGCATTACCTGCGCCCATGTAAGCCTCACCAGCGCCTTGTGCATAGTTTCCAGCCGCAGTGCCAAGCGTGTTAGCTGCTGTTTGGCTCGTCCCCATTAGAGACTGCAACGGCTGAAGTTGATTGGCCCGGTTGGTCTGGTAACGATTAAAAGCGTTTGTGTACTCTTGGCTTGCCGTTTCTTGTCCAAATCGCTGCGCACCCTTCAGCGCCGCACCAGAGATAAGTCCACCTCGGGCTGCTGCCTGACGATCCAGAGCCTTCAATCCTTCGCTCATGCGGAAAGCATAACCCGGATCTTGCTGGAAATCCTCCATGCCGAAGTCACGGGCGTACTTGCCAAACCCGGGGGCTTGCCTTTCGGCTTGGTAGGCTTGCTGCGCTGCTTGATCTTGGGCCATTGCCGCTTGGACGGCTGCGTTCAAACCGGCTTCGTCTGATACGCCGGGCGTACCGGGAACAAAAACTTGCTGCCCCCCAGCGTCTCCGCCATAACCTCCGGCGTAGCTTGTCTCATACCGGCCTTCAGTGCCTGGACGCATGTACTGGGCAGCCAAAGCATTGCGAATCTCGGCTTCAGAACGAACAGTTGGCGCTGCGCCCTGCAAGCCAAGCATGTTCAAGTAACGCTGCTGTGCGGTCAGACCCGCCTGGCGGAATGGCTCCTGCAAGGAGATCTGTTTCTCAAACATCTCCTTCTGGAGTTGTGCGGCACGATCCGCTGATGCGGTTTGAGCTGCTGCTGCATCGCTTGATGCACCTGCGCCAATCAGACCCCCTAAAACTGCCCCACCCGCTGCAATCCACGGCATATCAATCCCCTTGGCTCAGTTTCTGAGCAATGTTTTGTACAACTTCTGCATCTGGAGATGCAATGATTACGTTATCCACTTCATGCTCATCGGTGCAATCGGTGGCATGAATGCAATACCAAACCACGTCCGTCAACGACCTCACGCCATGATGCTTGCCTGCCTCAATTGTCAGGCAGGCAGGGGCATGTAGTACAGATGTTTTGTCGTCCACCATCAGTTCCACAGACCCGCTCGCCAGAATGGATAGGTGATCGTGCAGGTGCGCGTGTTGCACCAACCAACTACCAGCAGGGATGCGAGTCTCTTTAGCGTATACGCCAGAACTGAAATGGTGTTCAATCATGTAACTTCCCGACCACTAGCCCGAATGTTGATTGACGCAGCAGTCCCGGCAATGGTGGAGATGAACCCGCTTGGGTTGAGCACCTGCCCAACGATCTCCGGGAACGTGTACACCTCAGCCGGTTGCAGCGTCTTGGTCTTGGTAATCAAATTTTGATTGCCCGAGGTGTCGCCACCCGTAACCAAGTTTACAGAGATTGTTGCAGCCGCCGTGTTGTAGTTCGTGGCAGTGAACTTATCAATGATGGTCGTGACGTTGGTGGCTGTGTACTGCGTGGTCTGCGTAGCTTCAGCGATTTTGCCTGGGATCAGGACTTTGACGGTAACGGTCATGTTGTTCCTCTTTTAACGCAATGGGGCCACAGTCTGGGTGCGCAAGTACGCCACAATCGCAGCGATTACCGCACCAACCAGACCTTGAGCTTCTGGCGACATGGGGATCTGCACCAGAAAGCCTTGAGCAACTGACAACATCGCCAAAATTGCGGAGAACCACATTGTTTTTGATTTCAGCATTTTGTTGCCTTTGCTATGGAAGATTGTTTTAAAGTTCAGATTCTGCTGTATAAACCCCAGCTACCGAAGCGTCTGTTAAGCCACTTGTTACAGCGCTTATTAAAAAAGAATCTTTACAAACTTGACTTGTAAGAGCGCTACCGCAAGCAGTATAAACAAGACTACTTAACGCAATAGTTGGCGAAGATGTGCGCATGGTTGTCTTCAAAAACACACTCCCAAAACCCCAAGTACCTGCTGCATTAACGTATCTTGTTACATAAAACGGAGAAGTAATAAAATACCGTTGGCACCTAGATTGCTGAGTAGCAGCGTCAATGTATTCAAAAGGCGTGGCGGCAACCCCAATTTCTAACTGCACCGAACTTATGCTAAAAGTAATTGTACCAGTTGCAACACTTTGAGCAGACCTGAAAACAATCTCAAGGCCATTTGCGGCATTGGCCGGAAGATTGGTAAAAGTAAATGTAAACAGTGTTGCTGTGTTTGTAATTGCTATTGCGTTAGTAGAAATGTTTGTAACAGATGAAAAATTGTCCGACGAATTTGCGTAATTTAAAGACACCGAACAGGCTACACTGCCAGACGTAGTTGATCCAGACGCCATAAAACTAAGAGTTACGGTCTTCCCAGACAAGTCGCCACAGTTAAAACTCTCAATACGGTGCTTGAAATCTTGATACTCACCCGATCCGTATGAGCCGGAGACGTTAACAACAAAAGCTCCGCCATAATTAGTGTCGGCAACTCTGGTAACAGTTGTTGAACCTGACCCAGTTCTGTCAAGTCTCCATCGATCAACTGTGTACCCATTGAATGGCGCCCCGCTAAAGCTGGTTCCGCGTTGCGCTACTTGCATGTTTCCATTAATAACGCGGTTTCGCATTCCAAGCTCATAGCCAGAATTGGCAAGTTTTGCTGTTGGAAGCAACCCGACGGTTCCGGCGGAAAGAGGTAATCCCGTTGCGTTTGTCAGAACAACAGACGCAGGCGTACCAAGATTGGGTGCCACAAGCGTCGCGCCGTTTGACAACACAACTGCACCAGTCCCGGTGTATGAGCTGGCATTGCCAATGTTGTCAGAAGTCCAGATCAAAGCGTCAACGCTGTCTCTGAGCTCAAACTTATACAGGCTGTTCGCAAGCCAAACGCTGGCTTCCCCGCGAGAGTCAAGGATGACAGGGTTGGTGTTGGCCGAGGCGCCAGTGGAGTCCGTGTAAGTTGCAAGCGGAGTCGTCGTTCCTGCTGCGTATGTGTACAATTTCCCCCCAACCAGCGGAATGCCGCTAGCAGTGAAGAATTGCATCTTTGGGCTTGGGGTAAGAGAGGCCATTTTTAACCCGTTGTGAGATTGACTTTGAACGCAGTCAGGATTGCAGAATAGGTTGATGGTATTGCAGGTGGGCCAACAACAGAAGCATAGTTTTTGATTGTGATCGTGGTTGCCGATGGCAACCACACCAGCTCAACATAATCACCAGCAGCAAGCGTAACAAAGAAGTTCCACCCAGTTATGACGTGCCCATCTCCGCCAGCGTGCTTCCCTGGAATCCACACCAGTCCGTTTGAGCCTGCCGCGTCAATGCCATTGACTCTGAACCAAATGTTCACATCTCCTTGCGTAGATGTGCTGTTCTCTAGTTGTAAACTAAACTGGAAGTTGTACACCCCAGCCTCTGTCACATAAATGCGAGAAGTGGTTGCGCCGACATAGACACCACTGGTGATATCAGTAGAGTTGAATGTTATCGTCGTTGCGGTAGTTGTTGAGCCGGTTTGGGTAGTCGTATCAAAGAACGCGCCATACGGAATTGGATGGGTCTCCAGTGGTTTGGGAGCCATCTTCAACCCGTTCAAATCCGACTGCATCTGCTCAATGCAAGCATTCGGATATGCTGATTGAGACACTTTTAGTGCATCAACCTCCGACTGCATGAAGTCAGCATACGAGTCCAAATATGTGACTTCGCCCAACTTCAACGAGTCAATTTCGCTCTGTAGCGAGTTGATTTGTTCAGGCAGATAAGACAATTGCGCCTGATCGTATGAATCGTTCAAGTCTCCAAAGTCAACCTGTGCTTGTGGGGCCAACTGAAGATCACTGAGCGTAAGATCGTTTGAGCCGCTCCCGGTCAGACGAAACAAGCTCAAGAAAAACCGATACCACTCACGCGACATCAACCCAGTCCGCTCATCAACAAGCGGAACACGGGGTGGCGGAATGTTTGTGATATCAAGCATTGGTGCCGCTCACAATTAATTCTGCGCCCATGATAGATATCTTCACAGGGTCTGTGCCGGAGACCTCATAAACACGATCACGCAGTTTCTGTGTCATGCCCAGCCTCAGCCATATGACACGTTTGTTGAACTCACCAATCCGCCCCATGCTGCGAGTGTGGTAGTTGCTCCAAGTGTGGCCGCCATCATCTGACCATCGCAAAGCCACTGATGGTTCTGCCCCAACTGTTGTAGGCGTATTGGCAAGCAAATCACCGCTTGTTTCCGTAAGCAACTCAAAGCCGGATTCGGTTGATAGCTGAATCTCATCAAACGGGTCAAAACCGTTCAATCCAACCCCCGCCTCACAGTCCAATTGCAACGAATGGTGCGCAGTACGTTTCAGGTTGTTTTTGCCAGTGTCCAGCGCCCGCCATGAGCGTAGCCACTTCTGAACTGCCCCGTCGTCCGAGTACACGTCCAAGTCAAAGGCATAGATCCGGCCATCTTCATAGTCGCCAACGATGACTTCGTTGTTGAAGTTCATTTGGCAGTTGGATCTATGCCTTATAAAGTCCCCACCAGAGAAGCCAGCCCGCTCATGCCAAGCCTGGGTGGATACGTCGTACACCCACGTCCGATTGGCCGATGGAAAGGTCAGCACATAAAAAGGGTGGCCTTCTTGCTGGTATGTGTAGGCAACAGCATCAGAGATGGTGCCATAGCTTGCGATAGCATACTCAATCGCATGGGTAGAAATGCGCTGGCCCGTGTAGCCGTTGGCCTTGTAAACAATGCCATTCCCGCGAGCGTCAGAGCCCAGCCAGAAGATGGAGTTGTCCAACTTGGCTACAGAGTACACGGCAGCACAGCCGATCTCATTGAACGCCCCTTGAATGCGCTGCAATGGGAAGTCCGTTAGCCCGGCGTCATACCAGACCTCAACCGAGTTGGAACCAAACAGCCAGACCTCTCGGTGGTCAATAATCATTGACACCAAACCGTCTGGAGAGCCTTCGGCGCTGGCAAAGTCTAGCGGATCAATTGACGCTCCATCCAGCAAGCTAGTGACCCACACGCGCTGGCTACTTGGCTCAATAAACACAAAGTAGCCATCTAGGTATCCAACAACAGAAGCGCCAGGAAAGTCACCATCCGTGATCTGAGCAAACACGCTTGTAGAAGCGTTGTAGATGTAGCTTGGGCCATTGCAGGCAATGAACAACTGAATGCCATTGTCCGACATGCTGACAGGCCCAGTGCCTGACACAGTGCCGATTGACGTGTACGTCCAATCTGTGGACAACTTATACACAGTTTGCCCACTGACAACATACCCGTAACCGCCAAATGCCCATAAGCCACGAATTGGCCCAGTCCCAATCGTTGCAAGCCTACGCAATCCAGGCGCCCGCATGAAGAACGCAGGCTCTTTGCCCCCGTCCGGCACGATCTCGGGAAACATGTTGACGAGACGATTCACCGCCTCGTTAACGGATCTGGCTACATATGCTTGGCCGAGGATGGGGGTCTTCATGCTATAATTTCCGCATCAATAATTGCCCGCAAAAACGTTGAACCGCTGCCGTGTCGCAACAATCGGATAAGGCAAGCTCATCAGGTCTTCAGGATTGTTGACACGCTTCAGATTCCGCTTTGAAGTCATCGCAATGCGGCTGACAGTAGGCGAAGGCTCGACGCCGAACTCTGGTGCAATCTCGCAAGCCAAGTTGTACTTAAACGCACGAAGATAGCCTGGCGGCAGATATAAAGTCGTTGCCAAAGTCGCAGGCTGAACCAACTCATCCACCGAGATGAAGTGCCACTCCAACGCCCGGGTGGGTTTTGGGTAGACCGTCATCTGGATGTTGGGATACTCCATGTTTACCCACATTACCTGTGGATAAGTAGAGGTCACCGTCTTCACAGCAATGCCGTCATATTGCTGCTGGTTAATCATTTTGATCCCGAACGACACGTTTGTCGTTGGATCACGGAAGTAGGTGGAATCGTCCAGCAGGACGGGACGATTGCCAACAAAGTCACCAGATGGGCCAAGGTGCCGCTGGATTTGATCCGCAGGCCAAGTGAACACTTGATCCTGGGTGTTGTAGATCATCAGACGTTCGGTGTTCCACGAATCAATCATCTGATTCATAGCAGCAAGCGCGTCTTGGGATGTCTCCGGCGATGGTGTTTCGCCTTCAGCGATTACCCCAATCAGCCGGAGTGCTGAGTTGATAATTTCACCGGCTGATGCCATTTCTTACGCTCCTTGCGTTTGTGTCTTAGGGGGTCGTCCCCGACGCTTAACTTCCAGTTCATTCACGGGAGCCGCATCTTCAGACAAAGAAGGCGTATCGTGAGTATAGCGTAACCAGCCGTTACGCTCATCTTCTTCTGCCTCAATGTCAAGGCTAGCAATCTTTGAGCCGTGCTGTGGGTGCTTCAGGTAGATCATGGGCATGATAAGTGCCCCACGCCATTGCTGGCGCAGGGCCTTTACTACTTAGGCAACGCGATACAGCGTCCAAGCGCCAACGTCACTCTTGCGAGCAAGGAAGCGAGCAGACGAGGTAACAGCAACAACAGCGTTACCAACAATCGTCCAGCCAGTGCCGACCAGCACAGTTACTGCGCCAGAGCTGGTGCCCAGATTGACCAAGGCCAGTTCAAACGTAGAACCAATTTTGGCGTTCGTGAGAACAGCTTCGGTCAATGCCACGGTGGGCAAAGTGTACGAAGCCGCGGTCGTGCTGGGGTTGGCAACCAACATACCACCCGTGACTTGCGCAGCGGTCAGCGTTGCAGTTGCGGTTGCGGTCTGGGGGTCAGCCATTTCGCCCAAAAAGATTTCGTTGACGTTACCGTCGCCGATTTGAAAACCACCACCGACTGATGGAAGAGGCATGATATTTTCCTTAAAAAAGTTACAAGAAGGGGCCGAAGCCCCTTATATAGGTTAGCCCCAGATACGGCAAGCCATTGCAGGACGAATGACCTTGTAACCGTACAGAACGTCAATACGGCAAGGCATACGGTCATTGTTGATGTCGTATTGGCGAACAATACGCATCGAGATGCCGTTGTGAACTTGGCGAGAGGCCATATCCACACCTTGGGGCAGCAACAGATCAGCGGTTGCGAAGGTGATCGCATCCTTGTGATACACCAAGTTCTGAGCGTAGCCGGTAGCAGAGCCACCAAGGAACGTCAGAGCAGCGCTGGCAGCGGGGAATGCGCTAACCGTCGCCAAGGCATGAGCCGAGGTGAAGATAGCAGGCGAAACGCTCAGGGTTGCAGAAGTGCCAGAAGACACGGACACGTCAGCAGTAACGGTGAACTGTTGCAGTGCGCCGGTCGATTGACGGGTCTGGGGGTTAACAGCAAACACGCCAGCGATAGTGAACACGTCACCAACCTTGAAGGTAGGTGAACCGCTGGTGAAGGTGATGTTGATCGAGGTGGCACCTTGGCTGAACGTAGAACCAGCTGCAACGATAGGAGCCGTCGGGGTAACGCCAGTCGTGTGGTTAACGATGGACTGAGACATATTGATCTCGTCGAAACCAAGCACACCGGTGCCCATCATGCCATTCTTGAACTGCTTGCTGATGGTGTCAACAGGATTGAACAGACCCTTCATGCCTTCAACCAGACCTGCGTTAGCGGCAGGGTTGACGGTGGCATAACGGGGGTTCATACCAGCCGCGTTCTCGTTCAGCTTTTGCTGGGCTTGCAGCAGAACCAAAGAGGTGCCGGGAGTGGTGCCAGGGGTGCCAACAGAAGAGTAAATCTGCTTGTAGGCGTTGGCAACGTCAGCATCAATAGCGGCAGCCAGTTGGCTAACGCGAGGCTTCAGAACACGCTCTGCGAAGTCATCCAATTGCATGGTGAGTTCAGCGGAGGTGAAGTTAACACCAATGTGCTTTTGCGAATCAACAGCCAGAGTCGTGGATTGCTCGTTGTCGTCCTGAACTTGCAGAGCGGCACCGTCGGTCACCAAAGCGCGGTCAGGCAAGCGGATACGCAGGGTGGAACCGATCTTGGCACCTTCAACAGCGAAGCTGTCGTCGTACTGACGGTTGACGTTACGGGTGAGCACCAGGTTGTTCTCCAGGATCTGGAGAGCCTTCCGGGTGATCATATCAATGGTAAGAATGTTATTTGCCACAGCAAATTTCCTTTAGAAGTGATTAGCGGTTTTGTGCTTCCAACTTTTTCCGCATACGCATGTTTTCAGCTTCAATCCATTGGCTTGCCGTCATAGTCTTAGTAGAACGCGGGTCAGTGGTGTCGTATGCAGGACTTCCCGTTGTGCGGGCAGTCACAGGCGTAATCGGTGTTGGAGCGCTTGAAGTTTTCTTCACAGGTGGACTATCAACCAATTTGGCCTCCAGCCTACCAATCTCTTTTGCCTGCGCGTAAGGCGTCAAACGAGAGATGCGTTCAGCTTCTTTCGGGTTTGATCCCAAGAAGTAGGCAATATCTGGGCCCACATCAGAATACTGAATTGCTTCTGCCATCACGGTTGTGATTGGTAGCTTGGGGTTGTATGCGACTTGTTCAAAGTCCTCATATTTTCCTCGAGCATCTTCCTCACGATCATGATAGGCGCTGAGAACTTCTTGCTGTTGCCGTTGGCTTTCACGACTACGAAGCAGCTCCTCGGCTTTGCGCGTTGCCAATGCTTCTGCATACGCCTCAACCGACTCAAACTGATCCGCAGGCGGGACATCCACCGGCACACGCGGCGCTTGAGCCTGAGCCGAACGCTGCGCTTGTTCTCTTTCCCATTTGCGTTGCTCACGAGCAAGGCGTTTACCAATAGCTGCATCAAGCTCTTCTTGTGTGAAGGTCTTGCTTGCTTCCGCTGGCTTTTCTTCCGGCTGAATAACTTCAGTTTCTGGAGCTGCCGTAGCTTCCAGTTCTGGCGCGGGCACTTCCGCTGAGATTTGCACTTCGTCTGTCATGTTTGATTCCTGAGAATCCCTGGTGAATCGCACCAGTACGGGGTTAGTTTACTTCAAATTACTTAGTTTGCTTTCCAAAGATTCAACTTTGGCTGTCAACTCTTGAATCGCTTTAATCATTGGGCCGATCAACTCTTCGTAGCCAATTGACAGAACATCTTTCCCGCCAGTCTTGGAGTGATCTTGAAGCCCGCCAAAATCCACGTTCAAGAAGCTGCAAGCTACGGCCACCTCTTGCGCTATCAAGCCATGATGGAACCTTGAGCGCTTCTTGCTGCCGTCTTTCTCGCCCCAGTTGTAGTCTTCTCTGTAGTCCCACCTGAAATCCACCGGACGCAAAGTCTTGATGAAATCAAGGCCAAGAACAGTGTCTTTAATGTCCGTTTTATCCCGCGCATCTGAGCGATTCTGTACAGCGCCGTAGGCGTAGGTGGTTGTAGCAGAGTCTCCAAGTTGTACTTGATTGTTACCAGTAACATCTGAATTTGCACCCAACCCTGTGCAATTACTTAAAGCAGCACCTACGTCTAATGCAAGATATCCAACGGCAGTATTATTTGATCCAGTTGCGCAGTAAAATAAACTTTGTGTACCAATGGCTGTGTTATTTTGTCCTGTCGTACAACTATATAAGCTATTGGATCCAAAAGAAGAATTTGCTTGCCCAGTGGAAACAACTTTACTGCTTTCATGACCAACAGCTGTGTTAGAAGCTCCAGCGCTGTTTCTTAAAGCATTTTCTCCAATTGCAATATTAAAACTACATTCTGCACCATATAACGCAGAGTATCCTATTGCAACATTGCTGGCACCATAAACTAAATATCTACCAGCTTCGCTTCCAATTGCAGTGTTGCTGGAAAAAGGAGTAACAGAGCTTATAAGTGCAGATTGGCCCAATGCAAAAGAAGTTTCACTATTTCCGTTGGAAAATGTTGGATTTCTGTATTTGTATACAACACCAGATACTAAATAATTTCCTTTTGGAATATATTTGCTACCTGTTGCGTTTAGCCAATTTGCCCAAGCAGTCGTATCATTTGCAACCCCATCCCCAACAGCGCCAAAGTCTTGGGGAGCAATAAGATCTCCCAACTTGCTTGAAATCTGTCTTGTAACGGCTCCGGTACCAGTTGCGGTAAATGTGCTGCTACCACTCAGGTTGGAAGCCGCCACCTTGACCGTTACGCCCCCCTGCACCACCGGAACAAGCTCAGTACCAGCCAGTGGGGTACTTGCTGCTGGAAGATTGGAAATCTTGACGCCTGCCATTTTTGGTTCCTTTAAGCCCAGACCCTAATCGGTTGCTGAACATCTACTTCGTATTCACAGAAATCGTCTTCGCCAACATCGCGCACGTTGACGTGCCAGCCTGGGACTGCTTCAGTCTCAAAAATTGGGCCTTCTTTTGAGTGAATGACTACGCCGGTTTGCCTATAGATGCTGCCAACAACATCTACCGAGAAGCCAAACTTCGGCACCAAATCATCATCCACTTTGTCAAACAAGACCGACTCGGCCTCCGCTTTACTGCTGAACTTTAAATGCTTATCCATTATTTAACCAATGATTTTGATTGCGGAAACCATGCAGGATCAAACGGCTCGACCACAAAGCCAACCACACCAACCATCAAAGCATCAGACTGCTTAGGAAACACCCACTTACCGCCAACTGTCTCTTTCGCCACAGCCCAGGCGGTTGTGTAGCCTGTTTCCGCGTTCTTGACGCCAGTAGCTGCATTGGTTCCGAAGATTGGATAGTGGCGTGTGTCTGCATCAGTTTGCACCATCTCAGCAGGGGTCAGGTCGTCCTTAACGACCACCTCTTGCGTTTCCACATTCAGCAGGTCAGGCGATGGGATCGCTGCAACCATGTTTGCGTAAATCGTCTCAAGAGCCGTGTTAGCAGCGGCTTGCGTATTAAAAACTAGGTAGTCGTTCATACGGTTGGCGCTGCGTTTTTGTAAGGGTGGCCCACTGGGAGGTTGGCTTGTAGACCCCACTTCCAGGCTAGATAGCCTTCGAGTTTTTGTCGGTTGCTTAAACTAACAGAGCTTTGAACAAACACTATTTCACCAATTGTTCCGTCAAAGTAATTGCTGGCACCGCTTGAGTGGCTACCTATGTTAAACAACGCGGTATCCGCAGGAATAGTTACTGCTGGCGATCCTTGTGCTGCTCCGTTATAAAGCCCTGTTAAGTTGGTTGTGTCATACTGTACGCCAACAAGCGCAGGAGTATTTGCAGTAATTACAACACCAGATAGCCCCACCACTCCAGTAGAGTTGTTACAAAACTGAATATTGCCGCCATTTGACCAACCCATGTGTGTTGTTTGTGCACCCTGTAGCCCTATATATACCGGGTTGCCAGTAAAGCTATCAAATGTGATTACAGAGTAAACAAGCCAGGGCGTATTAATTGTTACGAATGGCGTGCCGATACCTATTACGTCCGCATTAAAATCAAGGACGTTCAAGCCGTTTAATGTCCTAGTGTTTGACGTAGGCTGCGAACTGGCATTAGCCTGCGATACATTTCGCCCATTTCCACTCTTATCCGCCCACTGACTAACCGTAGACCCATTCAGCGTAATCGTGCTGGCATCATTTGCATCAAGCCAGAGTGCCGTTGGAATCTGTGCAGGTGTCCACAATGTTTGTGGCACAAAAGTGAGACTTTGCAGTTGGACGTTGCTCAGGCGGGTTGGGTAGTACTTGAAGGAACGGATGTGGCCGTTGAGGAAGTTTGAATTGCCAGACCAACTAGAACCTATGTAGAGGCGGTTGACGGCAGGCACAGTTCCAGCGGTGTCAGTGCGTGTTGCCACACCATTACAAGACTCTGCAAAATCGTTCAGTTTGTATGCAAAGGCGTCTTTAGTGTTGTTTGTTGTCGTAAGGCCCGCAAAGTTGGCGATTAAGTTTGCTTGAGCAACACCGCCGTCTAGTACGTTTGCGCCACGATATGTATTACCCGTGATGAAGGTTCCGTAAATGCTCTGGTTAAAAGTTCCATCGCTAATCGCGTAGGTGATCACAGTGGCAGTTACATTTGGCAATGTTGCCGCCTCAACTAAAGTCGTCCCCTCCGCCTGGTTATACCAGCTAGAGAAGTTAGCCCCCGTAATGCTTAAAACATCTGCTGCGCGAGTTGCTGCGGCTGTGGTCGTGGGGATCACGCTGGTGGCAAATGCGCCTAGTTCGAGCTGGGGTAGGCCAATGCGGAGGGTGATGTCAATAGCAGACGTGGCTGCCACACCGACATCAAGCCTAAGTGTGACATAAGCCGCCGTTGCGGTTGGCAAAGTGTAAGAATTAACGTATCTGTTTTGAACTAAAGGTGTGTTTGTAAGGTTTCTAAGTGCAGTACTTGTTGAAAGCAGGGCGCCTGCACTATCTCTTTCAGTAATTGTTGTTGAAAAATTTTGTACATTAGTTAAGGTTCCTGCAACGTAAGTTACAAAAAACGAACCTGTCCAACTTTGGTTTTGCAAAGCTGGTATTTGAGTAGTTGGCTCAAAATTAAGGATAAAATTTGTTGTAGTAGACGTGCCAAAAATTCGCAAATCTATGTATGAAACGCCAGATTCTGTGCCAATAGCAACAACTTGCGTAGATAATCCTGCTAGGTTCCCAATAAACCAATTCGTCGGCAACGTCCCAGGCGTACCCGCCACAGCCCCCTGCATCGTATTGTTACGGATGCTGTTCGTCCTCTGCTCCTCAATCAGAAGCCCCTTGGCTGCCAGAGTCACAGGGTCGTAGTCGAAGCGGGGCGTATTGATTGCAGCGCTTGTAAGCACACCGGAGCTGTTAACGTAGGTGCCGGTGCTAACCCGGGTGAACGTAATCCTCGGATCCAGCTGACCGCTCAAGAAGTTAAACGCAAGACTGGCATAGGGCGGAGCATTCCGCAAAGACGGTATCCCGCCCAGCCCCAAACCAACGGCGTTCCGGAGTGCTACGCCCCAGCTCATCGGATGTTGATCGGTTTGGCGTACAAAGTGCCGCCAGAGGAAACCTGAACAGCGCTCACAACCCAAGGGCCACCAGTGCCGTTTACGCCAGATGCAGGATTAGGCACGTTGAACGGAATCGGGGTGCCAGCAGGAATTGGCGTATCAGCCGTCGTAGCAGTCACACCCTCACCAACGCGCACATAAGCATCAGTCGTACACCAGACCAGAACCCCCTGTGGGCCAGGAGGCCAAGTCAGAGTCGTGCCAGCAGTTCCCGTATACGCTACGCTCTTGGCGCCATACGACGCATCCATGCAAGGTCTAAGAAGTTCCATTTTTTACCTCACGCCAAGAAGCGTAGTTTGTAAAGAGTCGAGAGATACAGCCCAACAATCTCATCAATGATATTGTGCAACGGCGTACAGTCTTTATCCACAATTTTGAAGCGTTCCGCTTCAATTTCGTCCATCTGATCTTGCAAAAACTCAACAATGTTGCCGGTCTTCTTAGCTGACATCAAAGAGATAGGCCCCATCAAGCCATGCTTGCCTTGGTAGGCTTCAGCAAAGCTATCCGCCAGCCCAACGATCTCCTCGTAAAAGCCTTGCAAAGCCATGTGCTTGGCAAAACTACGAGTGTTCAGATGCACAGAATGCGCAACGTCACGCGCCAAAAACAGCATCCCTACAAAATCAGCAGCCTTCATTGTGGCATCCCTTGTTGAGGCATTTGCATTTCTTCTTGAGGCATTTCAGCACTCATTGACTCACGGCTAGGCATCTGCCCAATCAAGTCACCCGTGTCCAATGCAGCCGAAATCGTACCCATCACAATATCTTGTATCTGCTCAGGCGTCATACCAGCCTGAACCGCACTGATACGCTTGGTCTCGGCATCAAACGCCTTGATCTGAGACTCAAAGTCCTGTCTGCGCTGCTCTTGAGCCTCAATAGACTTTGACACGTTCTGAAGCATCTGGTGCATCTGCTCCATTTCCTGCCCCATCGCCTGAATCTGCTGTTCAGCAGCCTGCAACTCAGGCGACTTGTCATCGTCAGACAGCAACTTAGGATCAATAGTCTTGGAGAACCGCTTTGCCATCTCCTCAGCACCAGGCCAATCCATGTTCTTGATGAACAAGTCACCAGCCACAGCCCACAATTGAGGGTTGCCTTGCAACAACTGGCTCATCGCGTCCAAAGACTCTTGGCGCTTGGTCATGTAACTCGGGCCTGTCGTGACGCAAACGTCATACTTGCCCACGCCCAAGTTGTAAATCTTATCAATCACAACGCCGTTTTGATCCTCAATCTTACGCACAGGCTCTGGCTGCGTAGGATCAATCTTAGCCATCTTGGTCTCGCCATCTATGCCAATAATCCGCGCAATACGCTGCGTGTCATAGATCTTTGGCGCCAAGTCAATGATCTGGCGACCAATGTGGCGAACAGCGCGAGCAAGGTTGTCTACATAGTGATACGTTCCCGTATCGCCTTGCTTCTCACGCGCGAGAATAGCCCGGCCAGACCGCTCATTGCTGGTTGCGCCAAGACTCGAATCATACTGACCCGTCGTGCTCTTGATGTCGTCCGAAGCGCCCATTTTGGCTTGAATAAGGCCTGTTTGGGCCATTGGAGGCAAGGCACGTTGTGGTAAGGGCAGAACTGCTCCCTGCCCATCCGTAACGTCCGGGTTGACCTCAAGGTAAGGCCAGTTCTGAGTGTTGGCCGTCTTCCATTGCTGTTCATACCCCTCAAACTGCCCACCGTACCCAATGAACGGCGCCTTTGGTGCCAACGCAAGCATCTCAGCTTCTTGGCTGACCCAGTAGTTGTACATGCGCTGGGCATCTTTGGCGTTGCGCACCAAGCCAGACACATAGATACGACCATCAACTTCAAACTCGTTACCAACAACCCGAACAACAGGGATATATTTTCCAGCCCAGTCCTGCTCTTCAAGAATTTCATAGCCGTTGATCTTGCACCATTTGACCTTCTGAACATCCGCTTGCCGGGTGCGAACAGGCTTCATGCCCATCGCAATCATGTTCCTGTCCTCGGCAGAGCCTGCAAACAAAGAAACATTGCCAGGGTACAAGTTCAGAGTCTTCTTCTCGTGCTCAACGTAGAAATACTCGGCAATCCGAACCGTGTCCTCGTTGATCCACTGCGACAGCGACTGATCCCCAACCCCCAACGTCTGCAACGTTGAAATCGGCTTGGCGTCCGGAAACATCCGCTCGTAATCCTCTTTGAGGATGTCCTCAGTGATGAAACACCACTTGGCATCAGACCCGCATGGATCTTGAATCGTCGGATCCATGTACACCGAGAAAGAATTCCGCACCCGGCCAATCTTGATGTCTTGGTCAAACGAGTCCGAATCGCAGTACTCGGTCAGAAGGCGAATGTAGCCCTCGCCATACGCCACCTGATTCTCACAGGCCGTGTCGTATGCCACATCAGCGTCAGAGATGTACTCAATGTGACGCATCAAGCCGTCAAAAA